AAACAAATCCCCATCAAGCCACGCTCTGGCAATGTATCTGCCTGCTTGTTTGATGGGGTCAGGGATTGTATCAAATACCCTGATTTTATGCTTATTTAGCCACGCATTGACAATAACCACAGTTTGTTCATCAGCCTTATCAATGTCTGTTAAATCATCAAGTGTTATCATTGTTTCATCCTAAAAAACCGTAATCGTTTATCCGAAATTTTTAAACTGTCAGGTGCGAGTTTAAAAATTGCTCAAATAAATCCAGCCCCAAGGGTGCTAATTTATCTCGCCATAAAATAGCCAGCGTATCTCCGCTATCTACGGTAACGGAAGATTGGGCAAGCACCACTCCCGTATCCCACTCATCGTCAAGCTGATAGAGCGAACCGCCCACAATCTTGTCGCCATTGTCAAATGCGTCTTTGACGGCGTGTCTGCCTTTATATTTTGGCAACAGGCTTGGGTGGTAGCCAACCGCCCCAAGCCTTGCCTTGTCTCTTGCTTGTTTTTCCACAAAACAATAAGCGTGGGCAGTTAGGATAACATCCACCCCAGTCGGTACTTGGTCGGCGGTTAAGGTTTTGTCGTGGACAACAATGGGGATTTGATGGATTGTTGCCAATCTTGCTAAACGGTCTGTATTGTTTGGGGGCGATACAGCAACCACTTCAATATTTGATTGGGTTAAACACCATGCCAAAAGCTTTTCGGCAAGCCATTTTTGCCCGACTATCATTACTTTTAATTCATTCATCAAAATTCTCTCCCAAATAGCGAAAGCCCTGTACTGCCCTAAAATGCCCGCCATAGCCACTGCCAGTATTCTTACCACTTGCTTTGACCATGGTTTGCTGGCTTCGCAGTTTATTGCCGCCGTGTAGTTTGGCACTAATCTGCGTCCATTTCTTATCACGCCTTAGAGCCTGAGCAAGGTTTGGGTGACTGGTGTGAAAAATGGTTCGCATTGGCTTGTTGTAGCGGTTTTCGCCATTTAGCCACATTTGACACACGGCATTTAAAAACCGCATTCCAATGCCAGCTCCCTGCCACTCTGGCATGACCACAAGCCGACAGGCACGGGCTTCTATTAGTCCTGGTAGTGTGGATACCGCCAAATGAGCCACAAGCTCGCCACCCACCACCGCCACATAGTTGGTAGATGCAATCATTTTAGGCATTTTTAAATAATGATGTGGCTCAAAAAGTTCCCAAAATCGCCAGTTGGTTTGGTAGATGACAAAGGCAATGGGTGGTTTTCGCCAAAGTAACCTCCGATTGACACTAAATTCGCCTGTGTCGGTGTTATATACCCAGTCAGGCTCTATCCAATCTAACACATCATAGTGGCAGGTTAATAAAACCGCTTGTTTGCCCTTTGTCCGTTTCCATGCTTTGGCAAAGGCGGACGCACCGATACAGGCAATCTGCCTATCTACCACGCTACTAAATTCATCAATGATTAGGCGGTTTGGCTCGTCCGCTAGTGCTTTGGCAAGATTGGCACGAAACTGCTCACCATTACTTAACACTTGATAAGGGCGTAGCCACGCAGGAACTGTGCCAAGCCCCACCGCAGACAGACAAGCGGTGGCTTTGTCTATGCTGTCATTTGTGGCGATTTGGTCTATGATGGGTTTGTCAGCTTGCCAAGTGGGGTTGTAAATGGGTGTGTCCTCCCAAATTTGCTTGCCAATACTGGTTTTGCCTGTACCAGAGCGACCAACAATGACACCGAGTTGCCAATCGCCTTGCCCGTTTTCATCTTGCCAATGCTCGCTCTCAATGGGTAGGTCAGCTGTGATTTTGACATCTGCCCCAGTTTCTACATTAAAAATCGATTTGACACGTTCAGCTCGGTAGCTGTCAAAGTCAGTGCAGGTATGGTGGATATTAACAATCATACGACCACCACCTTAGCCTTGTAGCCTAGCTGTTTGAGCTGTTCAAAGATGGTTTGTTGGTGGGCTTCATCATCGCATTGGATAATCAAGCCAAATTTAGGCTTATAGTTAAAGCCGTTTTTGGCAGGGGCGTCTATCCTAGCTTTTTTAGTCTTGCTCATGTCGAATCCTATGCTAATCCTTAAATTACCAATGAAAAACCCCACCTAAAACAGATGAGGTCTTGTTTCATACTACCGCCTTTGGCGTTCTGCGTGATTTAGCTTTAGTTTGTTCACTATCATCATCAATGGCAGGCGTGTCATCAACACCCAAGCGAATGACATTTACGCCAATTGCTTGGTAAGCCAGCTCAATGTGCGGATAATCGCCAATAACCGTAACGGCGTCTGTTTGCTCTGTTTTTTCAAAGTATTCAGGGTTTCGGTATTCACCATCAACCCCCAAGACTTTTTTACCCTGCTTGCTATAAACTAACATATCAACCCTCTGCAATATTTAAAATCACGCCTGCGGTGTTTTTGTCGCTCGTTGCGTATTTTTCCCAATTGGCTGTTGCCCCCAAGGTTGCCAAGTTCGGATTAGCCCCTGCCGTATCTTTATAGCTGTATCCCAAGACATCAAGGTTAAACGCTCCTTCAGCTCGTACGCCAATCACTAGGTTTTCTTTGGTATTGTCTTGATACACTCTAAAAGCAGGTAATTGGCTATTTCTGATACGAATTGCCCCTTGTTGTAAGCCAAAAATAGTATCTTTTTTAGCTTGGTCGGTTACCAAAACAGGAATACCCATCGTACCGGGTGCACCGCCATAAACCACGGTACTGGCTTCTTGATACAGTTTATCGGTAATTGCCCCATCTACAATATCAAAATAGCTTGCTGCGTCCATCACCAGCAAGGACAAGTTAGAAAACTTATCACCAAACTTTCTCATACCTTGGGTAATTACTTTTCGCCCATGCTCTGACAACTTAGCCGTTACCAACATGGATGAATTTGAGCCTACCGCCCCTTGTAGTGCTGCGGTGGCATATTTCCAATAACCTGCCATTAAAGCATCGGCATAGTCTTGCCCAAGCAGTAAAGAAAACTCATCTACATTGCGTGCACGGCGTTTAAACGCTTCTTCGGTAGTTTCATAAGGCCCAAACTTAAACGGTACTTTAACGCCCACTCGCTCCGCCATGGCAATCTTTTTGGCTTGTACAACGCTAGTGCTGTTAACATCTCGGTGTTCAATCTCGCCTGCAATCTTATAAAGAGACTCTTTGGTAAAATCACCTTGTAGGTTCTCATCACTTAACAAAATAGCGTTATTGGACGCTTTGTTAAATACCGCCAAATTCTCTTGTAAGCGTTCAAGATAAGCGGTTTGAGCAAGCTCATTGTAAATAAGTACATCGTTATTGGTTGTTATCGCCATAAATTAAGCTCCTAAATTTAAATAGGCGGTTTGCCCATGTTCTTTGATGAAAGCGGACTTTTGCTCAAGTGACATTTGGCTACGCTTTAAGTTTGTCGTACCTGCCTGTGCCAACGGCTGTTTAACACCTGCACCACTTGCCCCTGAACCACGCAAAATATCGCTTTTACTTGGATAATGGTTAATAATGGTCTCAAAAGCTTCATCAAAATTAGCAAGCTCACCCATGTTTGTGCGTGAGTAAATTGGTTCGCCATTTAAGTAACCAACCACTTTACCATCTACCATATCAAAATATCGCCCAAACGCATTTTGGGCAATATCAGGCGGTAGCAAGGTCTTATCCTTGATAAAACTTGAACGAGCAAACTCACCGCCAATAACCGCACTTCGGTAGTCATCATTAATCTTTTTGATTTGGGCGTCTTTTTGGGCAAGCTGTTCATCTAAGGCTTTTCTAGCTTCCGCTTTTACCTTTTCAACTTCGCCTGCATCAATTAACCTTTTATCATCAAGATTTTTCATCAGCTCTAATGCTCGTCTTGCTTCGTCAGCGTCCAAGCCATCAAAAGATTTCAATAAGGATTGTGCCTTTTGCTTTTCTTCACGATGGTTTTTAGCTTCTGAATTAAGCTGGCTTATCTTTGCCATTGTTGCTTGTGCATCAAAGGCAATTTCTTGTCCATCATCATGTACATAAATAGGCTTACCATCTTGTACAATCGCATAGCCGTTTTCATCAGTTTTTAATTGCATGTTTGTCTCCATTTGCGTGCTATCCAGCACAAAACACCCTTGGTTTTCCAACCTTGGGCAACAAAAAAGCCCTATAATTGGGCTTTAATCTCATCTAGCGTCATCGGTCTTAAATTCTTATCAAATTCTTTAAACTCATCAACGCTACTTTCTTGAAATAGTTTGGCTTTTTTCTTGCCCAAAACTTCCACTTGATACGCCTTGGACTGATTTTTTAGCCACTCGTAATAGGTTTGGTTTTTGACCACACCGTCCATACTGGTACGCTGTTTGGGAGATTGGTAGCCATCATAAACAATCTCAAAACTAGAACGGCAATTGTAATGATAGGGCGGATAAACTGCCTTATCAATCGGCATTATCTCACCGTCCAAATGCCTACAAATACCACTTGTTCGTAAATCTAAGGTTGCAATGACTTTAATGCCTTTGATGATGTCTTTGTTATCATGAATAAATTGCTGTTTGGCTTGGCTTGCAACAATTGCCGTGCCTGTGTGAGCAATGGTCTTGGCGTGGCGTGTCGTGGTTTGTAAAATCCCATCTTGGTAGCGGTTTTTGCGTGTACCTCGGATAATCTGAATAAGCTCTTGGTTGGTTAAGCCATTGGTATAAGCGTAGCTAATAGCATTACTTATCTGTGTGCTTTGTTCATCACCAAACTTAGCCAAAATCTGATTAAGCGTTACGCCAACCTGAGCAGATAGCTTGATGGGGCTGTCTGCGTCAAATTGTGGCTCATTAATGTTTAGCGTATCTAGCTTATCATCATCAACCATTTTGGTTTCAAGCGTATAACTGTAATTGTATAGCTCCTGCCAATCGTTGCTTAAATCTAAGGCGTAACCCACCAAAAAGCCCATCAGCTCCTGCTTACTCTCGCCAATTAATAACTCAAATTCTTTATATTTAAGCTCACTAATTTCATGACGAAATACCACCAATTGTAAAAACTCATCAATTTCATTAAGTGTGGTTTTAAACTTATTTGACAGATGAACCTTGAGCCTTTCTAAATTGATTAAATGCTTCATAAGTCATGCTCGGTTGTTCAATTAATCCATCTATTTCATCATTGCTAAGCTCGCCACTGATTAAATTAAACTCTTTGGCTTTATCATACAGTACAGATTTAGGTAGCTTGCCTGCGTCAATTAAGCCTGATAACTGTGTTAGCAAGCCAATATCAACCGCATGTTGGCTAAATTGCTGTCTAATAACAAATTTCGGTGGATGCTTTGCCCCTGTGTATCTATTGCACCAGTTTAGCAATGATAAAAAGCCTTCGTTAATATTGGCAACACATAAAGACGCTTGGCTGTGCTGTGCTAATGTTTCATTTTCTGCTTGGGTTGCTGTCTTGATTGCACCGCTTGCCTGCCCAAGCTGAAAGCCAAGCTCGCTGATAATACCCCTTTTCTCCACAATGCCATCGGTTGCCATTGTGTTGGGGCTTGCCTGAGCAAAGCCAAATGAACCATGTTCGCCCAGCATTAATACAATCTCACTACCAAGCTTAAAGGGGAGTACCTCGCCTGTTTCTTGATTGCGGTACATATCCATTGTTTGTGCGTCCATGTTCAAAAACGGCTGTATTTGCCCACACATAAAACGGCTGTTTTCGGCATCAGCACTATTGCAATAAATGCCATGCTCAATATGCACCAAAGGCTCAATGGGTATTTTTTGTTTTTCAAAAGTATTAAATTGACTGCCAAAAATCTGAAAAGGGATACGCTCCCAATGCTTGCCATTGTGGTCAAGGGGTCGGCTAAATGAATTTGGCACAACAAAAAACTCGCCTGTGTTATCTTGTTGCCAAACTTCACTATAATAGCCGTGCTCATCAAGCCCAAGTACTCGCCACTGGTCAATGATGTCTTGCACAAAAGGGTCGTCAGTCTGCCTTTGTCTCACCAATTCATGTAAGACAATCATATCGTCTTGCCAATTGATAATACTACCGGCAGGGTAAAAAATAAGCTTGGGATTTGCATTCAATCTAGCGTCGTCAGCTTGGCTATTGTTACCACCTGCTAGGCTTGGATAGTCCACCAATATGCCACACCGCCCATTCACCAGCAAGGCTTCTAGTGTCTTTTGGGCTTGATGATACAGTGATGTTCCTTGCCCATCTGCATCATAAACCAAGGCATCTAATCGCTCATCAATATCCAAAATGGGGTCTAGCTTAAATGCCAAGCCTAAGTATTGATTGACCACTTTGCTTGAATATTCATAAAAAACCGCTCGCTTTAAATAATTGTCGTATCGTTTTTTAGCAAGCAAGCTATCATCTTGCTGGTTCGGTCTTGGCAGGTAAATCTCGCCCTTATTTTTAACCGCTCTTGTTCCTGCAACAAAGTCATTACACATCACCCAAGATGGCAATGCTTCGTTGTAATCAGGGTGTGTGCTATTTACTGGCATAATCTTTCCTAGTACGGCATTTGGATAAATGAACTTAATGCAGGCTTGCTAATTGGATATTGATAAGCAACAAAGTAACCACCAGCGTCATTCATGTGGTCATATCCTGCTGTCTTATCAGGCATGCCTGATTTATCATAAACTTGCTTTTCTAAGCTGTCGGTATATTCAGGACACATTCTTGTATTAATAAAATAGCGTCTATCGCCTTGGCTGTTGCAAATCAAGGCGTTCATGGCATTTACCCTGTCTTTAATGCTTGGGTTTGTGCTTGCAACTTTAATACTAAATCCTGCCTGCCTTAAAATAGTGTGGTCTGAAACACTTGACGATTTAGAACTTGTATTGTGTCCGCTGGCATCAGGGTAGATAATAATATGATGGTTAGGATAACGGCTCTGAATGATTTGGCACATGGTCGGCGTATCTCTTGCCCCTATAATCTCATCAACGGCATAAGCCACATTATTCTTAATCACATGAACAACAGCCGACATATTCAACACATTAAAGTCCATACCAATATGCAGGATATCGCCTTTTTGTAAAGTAATATCTGTATGGTTTAATTGTCTGTCAAAATCAGGATAAACCGCACCACTGGTTAAATTGACAAACTGCCCATTCAGGTAGGCTTCAATCAGTTGTGGCGGATAAGACTGTCGCAAACTCTCAATATAGCCATCAGGCAGGTTTTTCTCATTGTCGTAGGTGCTTGCCTGTATCAGTCCATAAAACTTCGCCTTATCAGGGCTTGCATTAGCTTCTTTGACAAACTGCTCGTAGGTAAACTTAAAGCCCTCAGGCGTTGTGGTTACATCAATACCGTTTCTTAGATTTGGCACGTTGTAACGCATACGAGCGATAATCTTACGCCAAGCATCTCTTGCCTTGTCTGTTGGCAAGGTATCAAGCTCATCAACCAAAGCATGACCGATTTTAAAACCAACGATAGATGTTGGATTGTCCATTGAGCGACAAATAATCATGCCTAGATATTCTTTGCCGTGATACACCAAAACTTCTTTGTTTGACGTTTTGATTTCAACGCTCAATCCCCAATCGTTGGCACACTCTTCAATGGTGGGGTAAAAAATATCTCTAATCTGTGGATAAGTTGGGGCAAAGTAGCCAGCGTTTACATTCGGAAATTCCCAAAAATGCTTACACAAACTGGCACACCCTGCCCATGTCTTACCACTACCAAAGCCTGCAACATACGCCCTAAACTTATGGGGCATGTTCAGAAATCTAGCTTGTGGTATGTTCAGGATCGGCATTCTTTCTTCCGTCTTGTACGTTGATTACGATTTGGGTTGGTTTTGGTGCTGTCTTTTCTTCTATCTCTTCAGCTTGTTCACGCCAGCCTGCTTGAGTTTTCAAATAAAAAATAATGGCTGTTAAGTTGCCTTCATTGGCAATGGTTAAAAGGTTTTTTGCAACATTGCCAATTGCACGAGCTTTCCCCTTTTTATAATGCTCAAGTACTTCTGGCTGTCTTTCGCATACTGCCCTAAATGTGTTTCTTGCAATGCCAAAATAATCAGACATCTGCTCTAACGTCAAAACACTAGCCAACGCTTCCACTTGTGCCATCTGTTTTTCATTAAATACAATTTTTTTGGACATTGTTTTTTCCGTTGTAAAAAAGTGTTTGAGATTTACACCCCAAACACTTTAACTAGCTAAGTTTATTAAAATAAACTGCCTTGGCTATTCTTTGCACGATTCGTCGCACCTTTTTTCGCTGCAATGGAACGCTTAAACTTGGCAGCGGTTGCCTTATTAGCCGCACTATTAGCCGCCATTTCTGCCTTTGTTGCCTTACGTCCATTCTTGGTCTTGCCTACTGTTCGCAACACCTTAAATCGACCGCTTGACTTTTTCGCCATATGCCCTGCACTTGCACCAGCCATAATTATTCTCCTCTGCTAGATACCAAGTAAACATCAATATCATCTACATCAATATTCCCAAGTGTTGGGTCATCAATGCCTTGACGATACACCAAAATATGACGACCCTTCTCATCAAGAATCAAAGAGCCGTCATCGGTTACTAAAAACAAGTCATCATGCCTTAGGCGTGTTGGGAAATCCACAATCCGCCAAAGCGTTTCATGAACCTGTTTAAAGTTGTTTGCGTTACTTGGATAGCCAATGTTGCGAAGTGAACGCCCAATGCTTGCCAAATAACCTGAAAATTCCGAACCTTCCCACTCTGGAAAGACATTTGTCTGCTCATCAAAATAATCAAAGCTAAACGCTACCGTTTTTCCGTGTTCGCGAAGTTCACTAAAAAATGTGTCAATCGTTGGGAAAAATGGAAAGCCTAAATCAAAATAAGGTTGCCAAAAATTACCCTTTGTTGCTGTGATGGCGTCATAAACGTTAATATCCGCCTTGTCTAGTTCGCTAAGTAAATATTCGTAAGCGGTTTGGTCTTTGCTTTTCTTGCAGGCAATGTTTATCACGTCTATAAATTCTTTGGCTGGGCGTGATTTGATTTTTGGGCGTTGCATGTGGCTAATATGTATTTCGCCATACCACACATAATTTAGCCCATTACCTTTCAACCAACGAATAAAGCCGTCTATGTCTTTCCACCACTCAGGAACATAGGGATTTAGCCCAATGATGACATGATGACCGTACTCTTTGGCGAACAATGCCAACTCTTTTCTTTGGTCGAAGTTCGGTGCACCTGTTTCAGCCCTTGCAATGATGTGGTTATCATCACTAGTAAAACTAATATAAACTGCTGTAGGCTTGGAGCGTGATAGTACATTTTTAGCCTTTGCACCACCCCGAGTCTGAAATACAAAGCGTGTACCAATATCTGTGAACACATCAAAGATAGACGCAAATTGTTCAAAATTGGATTTAGCAAATGGGTCGCTGTCATTACTTACCATGATAGGATAACCCTCTTGCAGATAGCGAACAGATAAGTTTTTCATCTGCTTTCCATTTGCTACCGCATTTGCCACGTTGATAACTTTGTTGTAGTCTGCTCGTCTGTCTGGATTATTGAGATTGGCATAACAATAAAAGCAGTTATGACTACAATAATTAAGCCCCAAATGCACAGGCACGGGACTTACAAGATATTCACCAGTATAAGGTCTAATACTCATCGCTTTCACCCAATACATTTTGTAAGAAAAATTGTTTGTCCGATAATCCATCTTTAAGTTCGGACAATCGCTTGTGTTGTTGCTTGTTTAGGATAACCATGAATGTAAAATTGATAGGCTCTTTCTTTTGTGGCTTTGGTTCGTCTGGCGTACTTTCATCATATTCCAAGTCACTACCAAAGTCTTCATCAGGTTCTGTATATTCGCCAAGCCTATCCTCTCTGTCAGCAGGAAATTCAGCCCTTAGCTCGCCAAAATCTAAATCGCCACACAACGCCTCTAATTGCATTAAATCCATGTCAATGCTGGGAACTTCACACTCATGCAACTCTTTTAACTCGCTATAAAGTTTGTCTTTATCCCACTCTCCAAGCTCCGATGTTCGGTTATCTGCAATAATAAATGCTCTCGCTTCTTCATCGGTTAAATGGTCAAGTACAATACAGGGTACAACATTAAGTCTTAGCAACTTGGACGCTTCTACACGCCCATGCCCTGCTAAAATGTAGCCATTGCGAACCACAATAGGGATATTGAACCCATAACGCTCAATGCTATCAGCAATCGCCTCAACCTGCTTTTTTGGGTGCTTCTTGGAATTGCTAGGATGTGGCTTTAATTGCAAAGGATTTATTAAAGTTATTTCGGTGTTATTCATAAGTCAATCCAAAAAAGCGTTGGGCGTAACGGCCCGCTTTACAATATCAGCCATTAGGGCTTACCGTCTTGCCCAACAAAAGGCGTGGTTACCCACACCTAACCCCTTGTCGTGGGGGAAACCGCTACTAACCAACCTTTACCCACTTAATGCACAAAGACGGCTTAGGCTTGGCGTTCGTTCGTCAAATGGCGGTGCGACCAACTCACCCAATCAGATGATTTTACGCTGTGGTGCATTCTGTTATTGGTCAGATAACAGGAAATAAAAAACCCCACCAAAAGGCAGGGCTAAAATAAAAACGGCTAAGTTTTCACACTTAACCGCATTTTGCCAAATTATATGTTTTTTTGTTCGGTTTGTCAATAGCTTATCTGTCTTTAAATGTTTTTCGCCAATACTCGCCTGCCACATCATCAGCGATACTTAACTCACTAGCCACAGCACCTGCCACGTTGTCATACACAAGCGTGTGCGATTGGCAAAATGTGGATTTTGCAATCCCTAGCATTTTGGCTTTTTGTGTGTCTGTCAAAGCACATTGCACCGTATCAATCACAACCGCACGGGCAAGGTTTTTGGCGTGTTTTTGGCGTTGGGTCTTTGATTTATAGCCCTGTTCGGCAAGTTTGACAACTTCGTGATAAAACGCTTCACGCCTGCTGTCATCAACATAACACGCCACCGCCGATTGCATAAGGTTGGGATTGTCGCTAGGGGTGTGCTTACTGACATAAACAAGGCAACCACTAGCGTCCGCCACGTCAATCACACTTAGCGACTTGCCAAAGTTATTGCTAAAATCACTCGTGCTTTTTTGGCTCACCACCGCACGGGCTAAATCTAAATTTGCGTAATCATTCATCACAAATTTCTCCATCTCTTTTTTGCCTGCTCAAATTCCTTTTTAAATTTGCGACGTTCTTTTATCATGTCAAAAAGCAACACCGAACAAATGCAAAAGCTCAAAAATAACGGCAATAACATAAACACCAACACCAAAAAAATCCCCAAACCGTATTGTTCAATCATTGTTTACCCCCAAACTCTCCACAATCGCCCATTCTCTATCGGACAATTCCCAATTTATTAAATTGTTTTTGATTTGCAGTTCTTTTGTTTGCAATTCTTTTGTTTTGTTATCGCCAATCAGCAATCCGCCACCAAATAAAGTTTTTTTGTGTGCTTTTTGGCTATCAAGCTGACTAATAAAAACACTCTCATCAGCCGACACACTAAATTCAACCCCTGCCTTACATAATTTATTTAAATCATTTACCATCAGTATATTGGACGGATATTGATATTTTGGTAACTTTGGTTTTTGTTGCTCTAATGCTTGTAGGGCATTGTATAGTGTTGGGGCGGTCATTGCTCGCACATCACCACACAAATTAGTAACAAAACAAGTAATTACCACCGCCCCATTATCATAAGTGATTTTAGCAGGGGCAATAATGGCGGTATAATCACGGTTTCGCATTGAACCAAACACCGTCAAAGAAGGGGCGAACAAAAAGAATTTGATATTATTTGCCAAATAAAAATCAATGATTTTTGACAAAATAGAAAAAGGCGGATTGTCAATCACCACCGTGTTTTCATCATAATTTTTGGCGTGTGCTTGATAATCCCCATCAGGATAAAAGGGGCGTTTTATCTTTAAACTGTCCAAACTCAAAATATGCTTATCCACATAATCAAGCACCACATCATACACAAGAGGGGGTGTGAATGTGTCATCGCTCGTACTTCTTTTTTTAAATTTTTGTAGCCAGTCGTAATATTCTTTACTGCCCATCTCTCAACCCCCATTCTCTTAAATTCTTTGATAAACTCGTTCCACGCCATTGTTACCGCCTTATCATTGATGGCCACAACGGCGGTACCTGTGATGTCATCCACGCCCAGCACTTTGGCGTATTGCCCTGTTTTTGGGTTGAAATAGTAGGTCATGACACTCTCTTAAAATATTTGTCAATCTGTGCAGGATAATGGACACTTTCCACCCAGTCCATGGCATCATCTACCGAGCGACATTCTTTAAATTTACCTTCGCCATAGTTGCACAAGCCATTTTCAAAAATGGTGTAAGTGATAAATGTGTTGGCACTTACGTATCTATCGGCGTATTTTTTCCATACGATGGCAGGTATTTCAAATCTCATCATCAATCTCCCAAACTTGTAAATCAACCAGTCCGTCTTTGACAATTTCACCACGCTTGATGAGCATTTCATCTATCTGCCCATCATCATGCCATATACGCCCATTTAAGCCATCTAGCAGGGCTTTTAGACGGTTATCTAGGTCGCACACCCCCCTTGTACCAAAATGCACTGTAACGGCGATTTTGATGCGTTTTTGACTGGGTGCTTTTTTCACCATGACCCTAAGTTTGTCAAAATAGCCACCATCGTTTTTGTAGATGATGGGTCTGCCACGGATTACCCTTGTTCGGTAGTATTGGTTAAGCGTGGGCGGTAGTGGCAATCTGCCATCAAAGATAAGTTTCATGATACAAACCCGCTATCATCAAACTGGCATGTTTTGTCTAACTTGTTTACTCTGGTTGTTTTGGCAAATAACGCACGCACAAATTCGTCAGAAGCCAACTTAGCAGACGGATGTGGTTTTTGTGGCGTGTATTCAATGGTGATGGGAGCGATGTAGGGGGTGCATGGGGTTTTGGCGGCCACAAGTTCACGTACAATCATCTGGTAATGGTCTTTGAACGCACTGTGGGCGGTGATGGTCATGTTGCCGTTGTAGTCCGCTTGACTGAACAGATGGGCGGTTTTGTCATAGGCTTGTTTTTGTGCTTCGCTGATGGGTTTTGTGTTGTCAGCACGCCATGCTAGGATGTTTGACAACGCCCCATTATTGCCAATGTAGCTGTTGGCGATGGTGTCGGTGTTGTCAAAGCCGTCAATGCCTTTGCACCATTTGGCAAACAAAGCAGGGTCAGGACAATAACCCATGTGGCTGATTTTGGCAAGTCCTGTGTTAAGCTCGGATTTGGTCAGTCCATTGGTACAAAACGCAAATGCTGTTACGATTTGGGGCAACGATAAACCGTCAAAGGTTTTTTCAAATGAGCGTGGTACGATGGATTTGATGATTGCGGTTAAATGCTCGGTGTTTTGGATATTGACAAGGTTATTCATAGGTTACTCCCAAATAATCGCCATTTGGCAAATCGTCAATGTAAATATTTGTTGGATTGTTATTTGCCATTTCTTGTAATTGGCTAATGACAGATTTTGAATTGTCAGATTTATTTGAATTGATAGAATTAAAATACCATTGGGCTTTAAAACTTTGCCAACCCATTTCACAGATAAATTCTAATGCCTGTGCTAAGCTGATATTTGCCAAATCAGATTGTTTAATAATTCCGTTTAATGCTGTTTTGGTTAATTTGGTTTTTCTGATAGCAAGAAAATCATTTGCCACTTGTTCATCAACACCCAAATTAATTAATTCATCTACACCGATAAAAACATTGGTTTTCTTTGCAGTCTTTTTTGTCTGTTGTAAACCTTGCGGATTTTGAAAAGTTTGGTTCTCGTATTCATGTGTGTTCTCGTGCGTGTTTATACTAACAGGTTCATTAATAGGTTTATTAATAGGTTTATAATAGGATTGGGTATCAAAATTGTTACCCCTTTGGTGCAA